CTGTGATACCTCTACGACCTTGTACATCTCTTAAAAAAGGTTCTACTAGGTTTCTAAATTGTGCTCTTGTAAATTCGTCATTAAATTCAAAGAGTTGGAATTTAGCAGCAGTAGAAATAGCCTTTTCTAATACAATAAACAGTCTTCTAACATTTATTCTATCAAAAGCACTTGGTTTAGATTGAGCAGTCTTATCACCAAACAATACAGTTCCTTGACCAGGAAATGCTACAACGGAATTCACTCTTGATTTGTAGAGTTCATCTCTTTGCGTTTGGTTTGGATTAAAGGCAAGTTTTACTGCGCCTCTAATTTGCCCACGATTGAAACCGCCTGGTGAGAACCAAGCGTCTGCAATATTGTCAGTTCTAGCACAAAGACCAGCAGTATCTCCGTTAAGAGGTACCCATCGGTATACATCATTGTATTTGTCAAATTGATATTTGTAACCACTATCAATTACAGCATAACTAGTTGATGGAAGACCATCACCAAATGCCTTAACATTTAACGTTTGTGAAATAGGATCAGCTACACTTACAACATCTGCATTAGCAGGTGAAATAAATGCTACACAATCTTTTCTTGCAGTTGCAATATCCATAACAGCAGTTGCTTTTGTGTCGCCTGTAGCGTCAGAAGCAGTCGTTGATGGTCCACATATAAGTAAAGATACATCCACATTTTCTGAATCATTGAAAAACTCATAACCAGTTGCAAATTCAACATTAGTAATTGTATAATCATCTGTACCGCCTGTAAGTGAAGCATTACCAATAGTGGAATTGCCTTGAGTAGACCCACCACCTGCACCACCACCATTACCTATGTAATTATCAAATGTTAGTCCTTTTTTCGCTGTACCAGCATTTGCTAAGGTTGTATCGTGGTCCATCCAGTAGATGTATTTTGATTGATTATATAAAACATCTCGGTAGTAATTGCTTGCACCAGTAGAAGTTTTAGCATCCGAAGCCTGTGAAAGACTTTCATGTGTTTCTAAAATTGTTCCAGCCGTGCCTGTAATACCGCCATCTTCGTCAATTACTGCAATGTGTAACTCATCCAACGAACCGCCAGCAGCAGATACATCATCTGTTGTTGTTGGTGCCGCTGAAAAGTTAAAATAGTATTCCCACGCTCTTTCAAATCTCGCATTGTCCACGACAGCGTGTCGTAAACCACCTGTTTCTGTTTTACCAGTTCCAGCATTGAATCTTGCGATAGTTAAAACATGAGTAGAAACTCCTGTTATCTTGTAATAAGATCCAGAAGGAGCAGCAGTAAATTCATTAGAAGCATTTCCAAAATGAATTAAGTCGCCTGTGTTGAATATTGAACCGTCATCAACTGTAATAGTTGTGTCGCCAATAGCAGCAGCAGCGTCATTAACCAAATTAGAACCAGTTCCGTTAGTGAACCCGAAGGCTACACTTGAGGTACACAAAGATACTTTCAGATTGTTTCCTAATGTTCCTGGTTCTCTAGCAGACCAAGCTCCAACAGCGGCTTCGCCAGAGGAGTAGTTATCATTCCAATCAGTAGTATTTTTAATAATTATAGGCGTTCCTGATGCGCCAGCATTTACCATGCCAGTTACAGGTCGCACTACCTTCAGATTATTTCCGTAGCCTAAAAAGTTAGCAGCACAAAACCATTGTTCAAAATTAGAAGCATTTGGTTTACCAAAAGTGTCCACCAGTTCATTTTCAGATGAAATAGTAGTTACTTCACCAACTGGCCCCTTTTCTGCTGTAATAACAATACCTCCAGAAGTAGTTGATACTGCTGGTACGATATTTGTTAAGTCCTTTTCAGTTACCAAAACACCTGGTGATACTTGAAAAGCCATATTTTATTCTCCTTAATATATTAAGTATTAATCTTTATTAGTTATAACCCTTTTGTAGATATTTATTATATTCCATTTCTCTAGTTCTCTCCCTTATGATACTCTACTGGAGTCCATCTTACACCTGCGTCATCAAAAAACGAGTTATTACGACCTTCTGGATCATCTAATCCATTATCTATGAACCCAAAAGGTGCCATATCTGCCTCAATTGCGTTTTGTTGGTCAGTAAACATCTGTCCTCTAACATCAACATTAGTTAATTCTTTAAAATATCTTTGATTAGCCAACCAAGAAAAAGCAACTAAACACATTACTAAATCATCATTCGCACCTTGCTCAGCTTCAAAAGATTTTCCACGAGCAATAAAAGTAGAGAGTTCAGAAATAATATCAAAATCTTGAATTATTAATTTATCAGATTCTACAAGACTTTTCAGATTTGAAGTTCCGATTTTTTTTGTACCCTTTGTCATTCTTAAACCTAATTGATTACCACGGCCACTAAAGCCTCCACCTAGTACTTGTCCTGATCGTCCTCGTTGTGTAACCATCATCATATTATCATACTCTAATTCAAATTGCATTGCGTCTGCTACTTGTTGTCCTAAATCATTTATCTCTATTAAACAATATGCTTTGTTATAATGATTTCCTATTTTTTTTAATATGTTAGGAAATACAATAGGTTTAATATTGTTATTTCTATATTTTGCAACAATCTTATAAGGCGCTTTTGTTGCGTCTATAACTACAACAGCAGAATAATCATTTTGAATACCTCTTGCAACATCAACCGTCATAACATAAGTATGGTTTTTAATAGGCATTTCATAAACATCTAAACCTCCAGGACTCTTTTGAGGATCAACAACCGCTAAATTTTTAAGTTTACTTACATTAATAAGTGTATCAATACTTCCTAAAAACTCACATTCAAACTCGGTTTGAAATTGTGATTCACTTGTATTTCTTATTGTTTGAATTTTCCATGCTTCATCACGACCTGGTACTTCTGACCAATGAACTTCCATTGGGATGTAATCATTTTTTTTATTGATAGCATCCATCCATAATTTATAAAACATATTCATTCCATGAGGTGTAGAAACAATAATCACCTTTGAAGTTTCACCAGAAGAAATTGTAGGGTAAACAGAACTAAAAAATTCTTCAGCAATACTATGGGGCACATAGGCGAACTCGTCCAGGAATATAATGTTAAAGGTACTTCCCCGAACAGCACTAGAAGATGTACTCGCCGCAACGATTCTACTTCCGTTTTCTAATTCAAGTGACCCTTTGTTCCAATTAAGAACGCCTTGTTGCATCCATTTCGGCAAATGCTCGTAAGCAAGTTGCAATCGCCCTAATAAATCCCTTGCCGTAGAAGATTTGTTGGCTAGTATTGCAACACTAACATTATCATTAAAAACACAATAATGTAAGAGGTAGGCACATATGATAGTTGACTTGCCACTTTGTCTAGGTAACTTGTTTATTGAAAACCTATTGTTGTGGAAAGTATCTACCATCTTCCGCTGAAAGTCATACATTGTAAAAGGCACAAGACCTTTATCCAATGTAACTATTTTTAAATATGTTTCGATAAAATATTTAGGATCATCAAGGCACTTCATCACTTCATCTACTTGCTTTGGTGTAAATCGTGATTTTGTATGTGCCTTCTTTAGGTTAGGATTTCCTAAATATTGGTCTTGTTTCATTTTTTATCTTTATTTTTCTTTATAAGTTTTTGTAATTCCGTTGTTGACCCTACGAATAGGGCATTGGTTACACTTTTAGGCATTTCACCTTTTGAATCTTTTAATCTTTTAAGTTTATCTTGTAAGTCTAATAGATTTTGTGCTATTTCGCTTTGCGTTTTAATTAATTGACCAGCTACTTCATATGCACGAGGATGTTCTCCTTCTTTTGCTAAATTTAAAATACCATCTATTGCTGTACTACCTTTTTCTAATAGTTTGTATAATTCATTTCTACCAGCGTCAAAATCTGTATCAACTTCAGCATTTTCAGGTGCAGCAGGTTTATCATTTATAACTTCTAAAGGATTCTTTTCTTGTTTTTTTTCTAATACTTTGTCAGCTATGTTTAATACTTCATTTAATTTATCATCAATATTACTCATTTTAAAACCTTATGTTATGTATCAGTACCAGTTTCTTCATCATAGTTTTTACCATCATTAAAAAATTCTAATGTTGTTGTATAGGTATAACTATCATCTTTATCAGCAGATGTTGGGTTTGGTGTTACCGTTACTCTTTGACTACGAGATGGACTTTGGTCAGCTGTATCAGTATAACTATCAGCTGATACTTCTTTTATTATAGCACTTGAAGTAATTGGACCATATAGATATATCTTTGCAGTAAATTTTAATGTGTAAATAATTCTTCTTAAACTTGTTAATGAACCAGTATAACTATCTTCATAATCAACACTTTCTAATATAAAAGGAATATCTCTTTTTGTATCCATATAAGTCTTATCAATTATCATAGTTACAGTATAGTCTGGTTGGAAGTATGGAAGTATTTGTTCAACAATTTGTAATCCATCATCCGAAGTTGCAGTAAAAACATTTAATTCAAAACCAACATCATAAGGTACTGGCATATATTGTGTGTTTAAAGTTTTTTTATCACCACTTATATTTTTAGCAACTCCAATTTTTTGATTTTTATTTAATTTACGAGAAGGATCATAACTGTAACCAGTGACATCAAAGGACATACGAGGTAGAGTAATCGCCACACTTGAATCTGATCCAGTTAAACTTGCTTGTTGATCTAATCTTGCCATAAATTTTTCTTTAGGTGCATATGATAAAGGTACTCTAACTGTTTGTAAAGGATTCCCGCTAGAATCCAATCGTCTGATATTAATATTATTAAATATCGTACCGAAAGCGATTACAGTATTTCTTATTGATTTATGGTAAAAGTGTTGTCCAAACATTAATAATCATCAACCTCTCCGAAAGGATTTCTTTCGCTAAAATCTAATATATCATCTGCCGTAGATGATGTTGTTGTTCCTGCTTTAGTTTCAAATGCTTTTCCATCATCAGCAGGTTGTTGAGTTTTCATTGTAAAGCTTTCATTAATAACATAATTAGTTTCACCTATATCACTTTCTAGTACAAATGATCCTACTTCATTTTCTAAAGTAAATTGGAAATTCATTGTATCAGTTGATAGAGCATCCTCTGTAGCGTCAATAGTTGCAATGCCTGTATCAAGTCTTTCAGAAGCGTATTCCCATTTAGTACAAGATAAGTTATAAACAGGTAAAGCACTTTGTTGATAGAATGGTTGCTCGTGTTCAACAAATTGTATTTCAAAGAATGCTTTTGTTGTAGGGAAATAAACTAGATCACCTTCATTAGGTCTAGTTGTATTCTGTAAATCACTATTGTTAGATATTAAAGTTTCCCATCTCAATTTAGAAACAGTAAACTTAATATCATCTCTTAATTCTAAACCAAACTTTTTAATTATCTCTTGCTCACCCATAAATCCATCAGTATTATTAACATACATTTCTATAATATATGAGTCATCAAAGGACGAAGCAGGATCCTCTCCAAAGATTGTATCCTTGTTCGCCAATTTTCTCGGCAAATAATAAACATCTTGGCCATAAATCTTCAGTTGTTCAACAATAATGTCCTCGTAGAGATGCTGCTCTGAGGTGGTTCCTGTTGAAAAAAACGGGTTAGTGGGCATTACTTACCTCTCTTTTGTTGCCGCTCGTTTGATTTGTTAAAGAATAGACAAAAAGCGCCCATTAGTTATCCTTGTTGCATATGAGCAGGTTCTTCATAATTTGTTCTTATTTCTTCTTCAAGTTTTTGAACTTCTGCTAATGCAGTTGAAAATAATTCAGGACCATTAAGTGTTACTCCACCTAACATAGCAGTACCTGAAAATTTTGAAAGATTTTGTCCCCATTGTCTTTTGATTAAAGCTGTAGTATATCTTTTTAAGTATATATCATCAAACATATTTGTATGTTGTGATGGATCTAATTTTCTATAACATTCAATAATTAAATATTCATCAGCAGATATATCTGTTCCCCAATCCATATCAATATATAATCTATTTGATAATGCATTAAATCTAATTGGGACTTCTCCAACCAATATATGGTCAAGAAAATCCAAATGTTTCATTGTCATTTCATAATGAACAATACTAGTAGATGAAAAATCATACAAGTCATTTAATCTTAATTGATATCTAACATCAAACATATTTAAGTTTGCTCTGTCAGATAAAGGAAATATATTTATTACACTTATAACAGCGTCTGGTATTACCAAATAATTTTGTGTTTCTTGATAAGCAGTTTCCACTATTGTTGAATCTTCTGTATGTATAGGTGTGCCATCTTCTTTAATTAAATCACCTTTACCTTCTAATACTGTATTTGTACCAGTTTCTAATTCTATGTTATCAGCATATGTGCCTTTTTCAATAACATTAAAATCTTTATTTTTTCCTAATCTAACTTTATCAGCAGCAGTCACTTTGTATTTTAAATACATTCTTTCAACACCATCTGTATGATATTGAGCAAAATATTGCACTGCCTCATCTATTCTATCTTCTATTTGGTCTGCGTCAACATTTATATCAATTACAGGTTTACCTAATGCTCTTAAACAGTAATCTTTTAATGTTGCTCTTGTGTTTGGTATTGCCATAATTCTTCCTTATAATACTATTTAGTTTATCCTAATGCGACTGCTTGTGCAATTGCGAAGGCTTTAGTTGATTTAGTGTCCATTTGTGTCTGGATTGCACTTGTAACGCCGTCAAGATACCCTGCCTCTGTTGAAGTTACGGCACTTACTGATACATCTCCATTACCATCAGATACTAATAATCTTGAAGCAGTTAAGTCTGCCATCTTACTAAATGCGATTGCAGCGCTTGAATTAATATCTGCATTGACAATTACCCCTGTGCCAATCGCAGCCGTTCCTGTAACATTTCCAGAGCCGTCAAAACTCGCTGAAGTCCAAACAACATCACCTGTTGAGGCGATTGTTCTACCACTTGCTAATGC